GGAGCAGGTGCAGGTGCAGGAGCAGGTGCAGGTGCAGGTGCGGGTGCGGGTGCAGGAGCCGGTGCGGGTGCGGGTGCAGGAGCCGGTGCGGGTGCAGGAGCCGGTGCGGGTGCAGGTGCAGGAGCAGGTGCGGGTGCAGGAGCAGGTGCAGGTGCAGGTGCAGGTGCAGGAGCAGGTGCAGGTGCAGGTGCAGGAGCAGGTGCAGGCGGAGAAATTGCCGGTGTTAAAGGTTCTCCCGGAACAATAGGCGGTCTTTTATCCGGTGTTTCAGGCGTAACCAATGGGTCGTTTGCTGGCGGCGTTGTAGGCGCAACAAAAGGAGGTTGTTCTGGCGTTACAGGAGGATTGAATGGGTCGTTTGCCGGGGGTGTATCAGGCGCAACAACAGGGGGCGTATCCGGTATTAAATCTGGTTCTGGAAACACTTCTGGCGGTTTAACCAAAGGCAAACCAGAAATCGGGTCAATGTTTTGCCATGGTTGTACTTCTTCACCCGTGTCTGTGTAGTCACCGGGTTGTACGACGTAAGGAGTGTTAGTGTTAGGCCTTGCTCCAGTAACAGTCACTGTGCCTGCGTCTGTAACCCCGGGGGTTGTTCCAACACCGGTGTTTGGTGTGTACCCTGTTGGGATTTGATTAACCAAGGCCGAGTTTTGGGTGCCAGTTGATGTCTCTAAATTGCCCTGTCCGGACAAGAAACGTGGAATAGAAGCCAATGTAAATAAACCAGAGGCAATCAACGAGTCTCTAATGACTGTGCTTGCGTATGAATTTGCGTTAGCGGCTTCTTTAACAATTTGTTGGCCCACAGGAGAATTGGCCAAACGCAGGATCGCGGTAGAAGCAACCGCCGCAGGGGCGGCAATCAGCGCTTGCGCTTGTGCTGTTGGGTCAGAAACTTCGCCTTGAATTGTTGCAACCAACCTTGACGCGTCGGCGGACAATCCTGTTGTGGTGTCACCCTCTAAATCAGGCGTGAGCGTTGTTGGTGTAACACCTGCCAGTGCGGTGTCAAACTGGTTAGAAGCGGCCAGTGCGTCCTCTGGTGTACCACCAGCCGCAATGACATCCTTGAACGCGGTAAACGCTGTGTTATTTGTGTTGGCCTTGTTAGCCGCGCTGTTAAACGCCGACGCGGCGTTCATCAACGCTGTGGGGTCGCCGGTTTTATTAAACTGGTCAAATGCCTGTGTCATGCGCAAAGCCGACGAGGCAAGCTTGGCGTCACTGCTACCTGTCAAAGAGGCCGCGGCGTCTGCTAACCCTGCGTAGTCTTGGTTAGCAAACGCGTTGGCCGCGTTGGCTATGGTTAAACCAGTGCGAACCTCTGCGGGCAAACTAGCGCCAGCATAACCAGCGGCGGCGTTTACAAGACCCGCCACGTTACCTGTTTGCAGTGCGTTTAATCCACCAACAACGTTTCTAGCGTCGTTAATTGGAATACCACCAATATCGGTAAACCCTGCAGACCCTGCCGCGCCAAGTGCACCAAGTGCGGCGCCGGTCCAGTTGCCTTGGCCTGCGTTGATGGCGGCGTTGGCGGCCTGTGCAAACGGGGCCACGCCGGGAATAAACGAGGCGGCAGACAGGATCATCTGCAGGTCACTCAGGTCCGTTGCACTGGACGCGCCTGTGGTGTACAGAATAGGTTTACCCTGCGCGTCAAAACCAACGTTGTACGCTGTGTTACCCTCGCCAGTGTACGTGCCAGAGAACGCGTTACCCACACCACCACGCTCGCCGTAGTCGTTGACTAGCTGTTGGCCTGTGGCTTTATTGACTAAAACTGTTTGGGTTGTTTCTGGATTCCAAGTATCACCCTGCTCGGTGCTTGTGTAGTAGCCGGGTGTAACAACTTCTTTTTGAGCAATTTGGTTAATGTCTGTAACACCAGAAGCTACCAAGTTCTCGGCCATTTTGCGTGCGTTGGCTTCTGCTGAACCAAAGCCCTCGCCGGTCCATCTATCCATCGTGCCCTGACCAACAATTTGGTTGTACACGTTGTTAATGTCGGCGTTGTTCAGCGTGTAGTCTTGGTTGCCTAATCTCGCTGTTGTTGTGTCTGCGGGAGTTGTTGCGCCTGTAGTTGCGCCTGCACCCGCTTGCTGTACAGCAACGGTTGCCGCTGTGTTTGTATCTACACCACTATTTACCAGTCTGTTGTACGCGTCAATAACAGACTGGTTATAAACCTGTTCGCCGGCCGCGTTGGTGTGTAAAGCATCACGTAACAGTGACTGGTCTTGTAAAATACTGCCCATTGAATTAACAAGGGAGACGTTGGGGTTGTTAGCCGCAATGTCGTTGTAGAAAGACGCAACGTTTGTGCCAAAGTTACCCGATGTAACGTCGTTCATTGACGAAACTTCTGGAGACCCAGTCAACACCACGTTAACGCCTTGTGCGCCCAGTGTTGAAACAATCTGGTTAATGTTGTTAGCTATGGTGCCTTGGTCAACACCCTGCAACATGTCCACGCCGCCGGTTTGCAAAAACACAGTGGCGCCGGGGGTAAATGACCCACCAGAGCCAATAAAGGTATTGAGTTGGTTTAGTGTGTCGGCAGTAGTCGCACCGCCAACAGCGGTGTTCAGTGTCTGTTGGCCTGTGGCGGCCGTAAGCTGGTCTGCAAGCGTGTTGTTTGTGCTGTTCCAGCTTGCACCAGCGAGGATGTTGCCTGACAGCACGTTGCCCGCGTTTGACGTAGTGTCTGCGGCCGTGGTTGCTGTTGTTGCTGGCGCCGCTACAGTTACTGCCGCCCCGGGCTCATTTGCTAAGTTAAGCCCGCCAGTAGGCGCGGCCTGTGACCAGTTGTACGCGTTTAATGCGTTGTTCTGCTCGTCCCTCAACGCCGCGGCCGCTTCCCAACTTCCCGTCATTTGGTACAACGCTTCGTCGCTCAAAACTGTTGGGGCGCCTGACCCCGCACCTAAAGACGACAATCCACCGAAGTCATCTCCTGTGTCTTCAAAAGCTGTTCGGTATGATCCTTGAAGTGCCATATTGTGTGCGTTGTTGGTTGGGTATTCCTATAGAGAATTACCCATAATTTGAGGTGTTTATGCCCCGTCGCCGTTGACTGCGGTGATCAGCAGGTTGGCCCATTCTTGCCATGTTTCAAACGCTTCGGGGTTAGGAATGGCGTACTTGTCAAACACAGGGTTGAAGTTAACCGCGTAGGCCACCTCACGCCACTGGTCCTCAGGCAAAAACGGGAACTGCTGTTCACCAAAGTAGTGAAGCAAATTCCCGTTCCAGTCTTCCCAAGTACTATACTCAGGCAAGAATTCAATTATCATTTAAGGCCGTTCGTCGCCAAACTCGGCGGTAATTAGCGTTCTACCGGCCTCGTAATCTCCATCAATGACGTTACTGCGCCAGCGCAAACTAACAAGCCTGTACTCGGCCCTCAGGTCCACCTTGCCGGACGTGGGTGTGTAGGTGAAAGGACCTTTCTCCTCCACGCCGTCGTTGGCAAAAGGCCTGCCAACAATGGTAAGTTCCATGTCGCCAACCTGTTTAAAGTCTGGCTCGATACGCGTTAAGTGCATGCGCCTGTTAACACCCATGGGCTCGTCTGAGGCAGGCGTTCCGCCCACCCAGCTAATGTCACAGGTCTCTACAAACGAGTCAATTGCGTACTCTTCTGTGGCCGTAATTTTGTTCTTACCGAACTCCTGCTCCCAGATCACGTAGCCACCGGTGGCCTGTGTCATAGAACTGCCCGCGACCACCGAGACAGGCACCACGTCAGCAAAGGTCAGTGTGGTGTACCCACCAGAGGAGTTGTTTGTGAACACCGCCGCGGTGATTTGATTTGCAGAAACAAACGTCTCACCAATCTGTGTGTTAAACACCATGAAACTACCGGCGGGGTTGGTTGTTAGGTCACCCGGGGCAACCACCTGATAGGCCGTTGTAGTGGGTGCTGTGGCCCTGTTTGGCCCGTATGTCAGGGTGTATGTCTGACCCAACTCACCAGTGAAGTCCCATCCTGCCCAAACAGGGCGGGGGAACACCTCGGTTACATAGCCGCAAGACCTGCGCGCACCATCGGCTTGTCCTGCGTCGTACCAGATATTATCCTTAACGTTAAAGATAATACAGTCTGTGCACTCTGTTGCTGTGCCGCGTGGGTAGAAGAACCAGATCTCGTTATAGCGCGGGACCTTGGTTGCCCACACTTTTTGACGTGCGGTAAAGTTGATGTTGTCAAACAAATAGTTAACGTTCTTGTCGTTAGGCAGAACCTTAACGCCGCCGTTGTACAGGTAGAAGCGGTCAACACCCATCCAAAAGAACGTGCCGTCCATCTCAACCACCGAACTAGACGACATGATAGACGTCTGGTTAGACACCGTGTCGTAGCGCCAGTAGTATGGCGCCGTGCCTGTGAAGGACACACGCACCAAAGAGTCTGTGGCCCAGAAGAGGCCAGAGGGTGAAGAGGTACCACCACGAATAGGGTACCCGCGCACGATCTTACCCGCCGTCACGTTCACCTCGTTGGCAAGCGTGCCGTTCCAGTCACTGAAGGTCTGTACGTTGGCTGTGGGTGAATTAAAGACGACGTTGTTGTTGCGCAGGAGGCCGTAGTTGCCGTACACAAACACAAACGGGTGTAGCACCACAACACCACCACTCACGTCGATTGGCAGGTACGTTGGTGTTGCGCCGGTGGAGTCAACCACCTCGGTCAAGATGTACTTGCCGGTTGTCGGGTCTGGTAAGAAGTTACCGGCAAAAAGCGAAGTGTTAACACCAGAGTCAATGTTGTCTAGGTTGTGGCCGGGGTGGGCCAACAGCTTGGAGTTGCCTGTGCCAGTAGAATCGTACGCAATGTCAAACTGCCACAAATGCTGGTTGCTTGCGGCAAAACCGTTGGGCACATAAATCTCAAACGGCACCGTGGTCTGCATGCCTGTGATTGATACCAAGTGCAACTCAGTGTAGTTGCCGGGTGTGTTGTACGTGGGTGTTGTGTTGGTCGTGTAGTTGGTACGAATGCCCGCGGTGTCGTACGCCCAGAACGTTGTGCCGTTTGGAAACGCGGCAACGTGGTTGCCTTTAACGTGAATCGTTTTAGGTGACACGTTGACCTGAACAACCACGTAGGTCTTACTGAACTCAATTGGGAACGGGCCCACACCAACACCTTGGTCGGTGCCTGTGTTGAATACCTCAACGCCCTTGTAGTTACCCGCGTAGATGTAGTTAACGCCGTTCAGTGAGTTGGTGATCATCCCACGTGGGATGCCAGTGGGGGAGGCAAACATTTGGCGGTAGCCGCCAATCTTCTTTGCCTTACCACGCTGAAACCTAACCCACTTGCCGTCGTTATACTCATCAGCCTCAAACCTTGTGCCGTCCCGCTTGATGCCGGGCTTTACAAAGAGGGTGAAGATCTTGGACGGTTCAGCGGCCATTAGAACGAGCCTCCAGAGATCAGGTCAGCCTGCACGCGCCCCACAAAACGGGACACGTAGTTGCCCACACCGGCCGTTGCGTCTAGTGTGGCAATGTTGGTGCCCGCAACAGAGAAGCCAAGTTGGCCGTTGTTGGGTGAGTACATGCCAGTCACAGGGTCAAGAGTGAACGTGAACGCTGGAGAAGCCGCTGTGCCCCTGTTGGCTAAATACTGACCAATGTTGGTTTGAAGCAATGGGTACAAGTTGGTGCCGTCACTCAGCACAATCACCTGTGTAGACGTTGGCAAAGAGTAGGGGGGCTGTGCGCTACCTTGCACTTGGAACGTTACGTTGTAGCCGCTTTGGTTGGTGTCGTTGAGCAGGTAATACACCTGAGTCACGGCAGGCAACTGAACCAACAAACTGGTTGTACGCGTGCCACTTAGGGCCGTGTAGCGCTGAATAATTGGCGTGTTGGTGATCAGGCTTAGTGTGCCGCCTGCCACCACGTCCACGTCGTACGTGGCAGAAGAGAACGTCAAACTGTTGGGGCGTGAACGACCCACTGTAAAGAAGTCTTGCTTGGCAGGGTCTTGGTTCACGCAGATAAAGCATGAATCTCCAAGGGGGAGGGCCAAACTAGACAGGCCGTCAATTGTTGAACCCGCAGACGCGGTGTTGATTGTCAGCGTGCCGGTGCCGTTGTTACGCACCAGAATATACCAACCCCTAGACAAAGAGGCCACTGAGGGCAGTGTTGTAGAACCAGCGCCGCCGGTCCACACAAAACACTGCGCACGAGACGTGTCAGAGATGGTGATAGAAGAAGAGTATTCGTTGGTGACAATCGTTGTCTCTAGCTTGCCTAAAATGGCCGCTGTGCTGTTTCCTGCCAGTGTGGCGGCGTCTGCAAAGGACGTACCAACACCGAACGCCACAACACCCCACACACCCACCGCGGTGGTGTTGTCTGTGAGGTACGTGTAGTAAGCCTGACCCACAGGCACCGTGAACGAGCCGGTGCCGTCAGAGCGCGACACCGTGAACGGGTTAGCGCCTTGGTTGCGGAACAGAATGTCTTCACCAACAGAGGCCTGTTGTGCGTTTGGTAGCAGGATAATACCCCCTGCGGCGGACACCACGTCAATGATACGCGCGCTTACCTGCTGACCCGCCGTGCTAACGTACTGAGGCCAATAAAGTTGCACCGTGCCTGATAGTGCAATCGCCTCGTAACTTACGTCCGTGGGTTGGATTACGTTCCCGGTAAACGGGGAGGTGAATATAGGCATTTAAGGTTCCTGTCTTGTTGCGTTGCGGTCGACCATGCGTTTCTGATCTTCGCCTTTGAGTGCGTTAATGGCCTCGTCGTAGTACTGTTTCCACATTGCAAGCTTGTCTGCGTTCTTAATGAAGCCCTGTGCTTGGAGCAAGGTGCCATACAGCAAAGCCTGTGGGGCCTCGCGTGTTAAAAGATTTTCTTGATTCGTGATGTCAAGCGGCTGAATGCGGCTGTAATAAATAATTTGCAACGGGTAAGCGCTGTTTGGAGTTGGAGCAAGAGCCCAGTGATCATAGTCGTAATCTCCGTAGTACAAGGGTTGTCCATTACTGGACTCTGTCTGAAATTGGGACACGTAGTCCATGGACCTGTTGAGTACAGGCTGACCGTTGATCTTCATGCTAACTGTTTTGCGCCAACGAGCCGGCTTTTGAATCACTGGATCGTTCACAGTCAGTGTGGTGTTAACCACATTCAACTGCATCAACGTTTTAATTTGGGCGGCAATGCTCTGCTCGGTCAACATGATTAACCGAGGAATTTGCGCAACAAAAGAAGTGTCGTCGCGCTCAGAGTAGGTAATGACATCCTCAACGAGGCTGTCATAGGTCATTGCTTCTGCGGCCATTTATCTCTTTCGGTTATTCAGCTTTTGCTTGCTGTTGTGCCAGTGACGCACGCGCGGCTTCTTGCGTTGTTTGGACCAACTGATAAACCTCTTGGTACGGGCGAGTGCCCAAGTACCCAAGAATCTGGTTTACCAATTCAGTGTCAAGTTCTACCTTCATGCTGTCACCTGTGTCAGATCAGCAGTGCGAGCAGTCAACATCAGGTCAGCGGCTTTGTATGCGTCTTCAGCGGTGATCGTTGCTTGAGCACCTGACGAGTACACACCCGTCATAATTGCTGTCGCAAAGTAATCTCGAATTGAGATGCCTGATTCATTACCGATTGGGTTGGCTGGGCCACCTGTATTGATTTCTGTAGTCATCATTTATCCTTTAAGAAATTTCAACAATGGATGCGGTCACTGTTGCGGCATACAAGAAATTACTTGGCGTGGTTGTTTTGCTAACAGCATTTAACTTACCATTTGACTGTGTGGCAACTAAGTTAGTTCCATCAAACATCCACCCATTGCTTGGGCTAACTAAATTGATTCCAGCGTATGTAGTACCTGTTTCAAAACCGCTATTTGGAATGTTTATAGTTGAAGTTCCGTTATAAAGTTTACTATCATTTAAGTTATTGGATAAATAGTAAACACCGCCAATATAGTTAAACCTATTTGGTAGGACTCCAATCTGTCCCACTTGACCGCTCATAGTGACATACGTTCCATACGTGGTTGTAAGATTAGTAGATGTGAAATACCCGAACATAGCCCCATAAGTAGAGTTATCATTTCCACCATACATAAACTGATTGCTGTTAACCGTTTGAATGGCGCCAATAGCCCTTTGGTAGGGCAGACGCATACCGTTACGACTAATAGAAGGCGTTAAAGCAAATGTAACTCCTATAGTATTATTCCAAACTAAGTCTGTTCCGTTTGTAGCAAATGCTGTGCCATAATAACTTCCACCTGCCCCAACCGATCCCACACCTCTGTACGCACTACTGTTTGGGAGAGAGTTATAATTATATTGGGCCCAAGTAGTACCCCCATTAAGGGTGGACGAAGTAAAAACTGAAGTACTAACTGAACTAGACGCAAGGTATAAAGTTGTACCAATAGCTTTAATCGTGGTAGTTGCGTTAGAAGTACCTATAGCTGTAGCTTGAACCGTCCAACCTGAACCGTACTGTTGGGATCTCAAAATTGCACCACCGTCAGTTACCATATAAAAATAACCGTCTACAGCAGACCAACATACAGAAGTCGGTATTCCATAGGTAGCTGTACTTAATGCTAAGTTATAGGCAGACCCAATGTTTGTCGAACTAGTGCCGCCAATAGCATAAATATTAGTGTTATTATTCCCGATACCAACCCATTTACCAGAGACGGGGTCAGCGGCGGCAGAGTTTAAAGTAAAGGGCGTAATGGTCGCGCCTCTAGAAGTACCTACCGATACTGTAGGGTCTGTGCTCAACATACACGCATCGTTCGACCCAGCGTTTAACATGGTTAAAAAGACACCATTGTCCAGCCCAATCATTGGCCCTGTATAACTACTTACGGTGGTTGCCGTTGCAAATGTCGCACCATCTGTAGACCTAAAAACAGATGTACCACCGCTTGACCCAACAGCTATAAGTACAGTGTTTGCGCCTGCGCAGTTTACTTTAAAAGGGGTGAATGAACTTGATGATAAATTTGTCCACACATACCCATTGGAAGATGAAAATATGTTTGGTACGCTAGCAGTATTTCTACTTGAGTAATATCTATTGTATGCAAGTGAATACGACGTCGCTTGAACATCGCTAATTTGTCGACTTAGGTTTATACCCACATACCCAGACCAAGTTGTAAGGTCTGAACTTGTTAACGCCCCGTATTGGCAACCAACAACCCAATCCGCTCCTGTCCAACCAAGGTTGTATACTTGGCCTGCATTAAGAGATGCGGTGTTAAAGCTAGTGTTTTCTGTCCAAGTGCTTCCGTTGGTGGAAGAATAAATTCTACCGTTATTATCGCTTAACAAAAACGTGGAGCCGTTGTTAATCAAGGAAACAACATTGCGAGCGGCAGAAACAAATGTAGCCAAGGCCCAAGTAACGCCGTTGTCAGAACTGTAAATAACAGTTCCTTGGCTGTTGTTATTATCAGTTGCAACCCAAATAGAACCGTTGCAAGAAAGTAAATTAAGTTGAGAGAAAAACGGAGCCGCCGCAGTTCTTTGCGTCCATGTAATTGCATCAGTGCTTGTTGCTACATACGCACCGCCCCCATAATAACCCGTGACCATATAAATGCCGTTTGCGAACACATTAGCATACAGTCCATAGTTTGTCCCATCATCGGCTGTAGTTCCACCAGTTGCCACATTAGGTATGGCGTACCTACTTGAGTTACTTGTATATACTTTTAATTGTTCAGTAGCGCCCAATGTTAGTGGTGCGGTCAATACATTTTCATTAAATCTCTCTGTAGCGCCAGTAGCGGCGGTAAAACTGCTTTGTTGGTTGTTTACTACAACATAATTTTGCCCACCACTAACTTTAGAAACAGTAAGGGCAACAGAGCCAGAACTTACATTCAGACCAGAAATAGCTTTAACGATTGCTGTTCTACCTACGGGGACTGTGTAAATGGTGGTGTTGGTTGCACTTTGAATACCAGTGCTGACGGAGATTGGGGTAGTTGGCATGATGTCCTCTTACGAAAAGAAATAGTACAAAAGTGAGTTGTCAGAAACAGAAAGCGTCGTCCACGTTGGTGCGCTTGTTCCGTTACTCTGAAGATATTGACCGGGTGAGCCTGCCAACGAAAAACCTGTTGTGCTAGGTGCAGTCTGGTATGGTACAGCGCCAGCAACACCACCAGCTAGATTAGTCGCTGTACCAATCACAATGGCAGAAGGTGTGCTCCACACAGGTGGTGTTACGTTACCTGTACTGGTCAGAATCTGGTTTAAAACACCGTAGTTTCCGTTAAACGCAACAGATCCTGTGGCACTAATTGTCATCGAGTCCGCGGCGTTATCATTGGTCACCAAACGCAACTCATGCGCTGTCTTTGTACCGATAACTAAGTCAGAGTTGGTAGAGTACAGATACACCGCATTTGGCAGTTGGAACGGGCCAACCCCAGTGTAGGTGGAACTATTCATACCAAAGTCACCGTAGTACGTTGTTGCTGTACCTAGGTCGTTGGAAACAATGTAGTCTACAGACGCACCAGTTCCGTTACTTGTGTTCTGAATAATTTGTTGCGCGTAAGTATTTGCAGAAGTTTGATACGAAGCAAAAATGTTCGTATCTGTATGGTTTAACGTACCATAGCTAAACGCGCCAGTCGTTGCGCTCGGTGCAATCGCTTTATTTGCAACAATGTTCGCGCCAGTTATTGACGTCGTTGCAGTGATAGACGTTCCAGCGGTAATCGTGTTGGTTGAAGAAACCGTATTGCCTGAAAGCGTTGTGGTGGATGTAATCGTATTGCCAGAGATAGCACCAGTGGCAGTAATGTTCGTTGTGCCAACTGTGTTTGTCGCTGAGTTAAACGTCAGGTTTGAATTAAACGTTGTTGTGCTGACACCGCTTTGGAACGGAATCTGGTACTGCGCGCCGCCAGAGATGTTAGCTGTTGTTGTTGCGGCTGGCGCTGACACCCACGCAAACGCAGAGCCAGTCCATCCAAGCACGGTGCCTGTTAATGTTGGTGCGCCGATGAAAGACGTTGTGCTAGACGCTGTTTGGAACGGCAGTTGATTAGCCGCGCCGTTAGCCAAGTTGGTAGAGGTCGTTGCTGTTGTTGCTGACGTCGCTGAACCTGCGGTTGTGGCAAACCCTGCAGTGGCCGCGCTACCAACAGACAAACTGGCTTGGCTTACGAACTGTGGTGCTGAACCAGTGGAGGTCAACACATAGTCAAGTGCGCCGATAGGCAGTGACGTGGGTGCCGTGCCTGTTGAGTAAACGATCGAACCCGCCGCACCGATCGACGCGTAGGCTGGCGCTGTGCCGTTTGAATATAATAAAGAGCCCGCCGCACCAAGCGCCGCAAACGCGGGCGCTGTGCCTGTTGAGTACACAATACCGCCGGCAGTGGGGGCTACTGAGTACGCAGGTGTTGTGCCGTTTGAGAACAGCATGCGTCCTGCTGTGCCAAGGGTCAGGTATGTTGTTGTGCTTGGTGCGCTTTGGTATACGAGAGCGCCTGCAGTACCGCCGGGCAAATTACCTGTTGCTGTTGCAGAGTCAGCAAGGGTCTTAATCAGACCGCCGCTGTCTTTAAAATACAGTTTGCCGTCGGTGGTGTTGAGCGCCACCTCGCCGGCAATTAAATTGCCAGAGGTAGGCACCGACGCCGCGGTGGAACTGAAATAAAGTTGAATTGGTGTGAATCCCGCTTGTGCCATAGTTATTTCTTCTTATCGGGTGTAGTAGGAAACATTCGGGCGGAAGAAAATAGGAGACTTATCGCGGTCCTCTTCTTCGGCCGACAGCGTTGCCTCTGCGGCATCTTGTTTCAGCATGGTGATTCGTGCAGGGTCAATACCGGGCAACAACTTGGCCAGACGGTGTGACAACTGGCCTTGGATGGCAGGCACCCAACGGTCTGGAATGGCAATCTCGTCGGTCAAAGTACCAACGTCTTGTGGTTGCAATTCAATGACAAACTGGAACACTTGGAACGCGTTTTGTGGCACAGGCCACACGTTGATTTCCGGCGTAACCTGACGGTCCATCCAGAACTGCAACGCACGCACACTTAAAAAATCTTTGTTAGGTAGGCTGAAGTAGTCGTTGCGGTTCATCCGCGCCATGGGAATGTCTTGCTGAACAGAAGCCAGTGACAGTGACTTGACAACAATTGCCGACGCGCTTGTGTTGCGGAAACGCCAGAAGCCCGCCGCAGGAGACCCGTCAATCTGCAGGTAGCCCCAGTTGTTGACCGCGCTGTTGCTCACCGTGCCAATTGTGGCCCACGTAATGTTGTCGTAGCTGTACTCAACAGTCAGTGTTTTGTTTGGTGTCTCGCAATAGAAACCTGCGCTCAAGAAGCGTGGGCTACCGCTGAAAAACGCCGAAGCAGACGCGCCCGCCGCAATGCTATACGACAGGTCCAGTGTGTTTGTGTTGAACACCAGTGTTGTGTCTGTTGTGGCAGAGGGCTTGGTCAGTGTGCGGTAGTTGGCCTCGCGAATGTCCACGGTGCCCACAGGCAGTGTGTAGGCGCGCTGTTGGGCCTCACTGCCCATTACAATGTACTCAAGCAACCACAGGTTCACACCACGGTTTGACAGGTTGATCAGGATGTACCACAGCGCCTGACGGGCCGCGTTAACGTATTCTGGCGTCAACTCCTCTGACAGCTTGCCCGCTTCTTTGTAGGCAAACGAAATCAACTGGTCAACCGATATGGTGGTTTGACCAGTTGTGTTAGAGGTGTTGTCGTAGTTGCTTGCCATTATTTCTTCTTAATGCGCTCTGGAAGTTTCTTCTGAGCAGGGCCTGCTTTCACAAACTCTTTGCCAACAGATTGTTTGATGCCTACCTTTTTGGCAAACTCGGGGGAGTGAGCCACCCCCTGCATCAAACGTTCCTGTGACTTAGACTTGATGGGCATTTAGCACATACCGCCTTTGTTGTACTTCTCAGCGACCTTCTTAGGGCCTTTAGCGTTAGGTTGTTTGTCGTCGCTCTTAACGCCGATCAAACCACCAGCCTTGTACGTACGCACTGAACCAGTTTTCATTTTAGCGCGGCCACCCTTTTTGAGCTTGGACATGTCTGTCTTCTCGCCACCGTGGGCTTGCTCGTCGTGCATCTTGAAAGCTTTTTTGACGACCTTCTTGTCTTGCGCCATGTCTGCGCCTTCAGACTCATAGTCTTTTTTGGAATGGTCGATGCGGGGTTTGTAAGTAGAGGCCATTTTATTTCCTTTTTGTTTTAGCAGAGTCTTTGAAAGCCTGCGCGGTTGGCGCACCTTTGGTGCCGGGTTTTCTCATCGTTTCAGCAGGGCGCCCTTCGGCTTTTTGCTTTTCGATACGTTCTCTTTTTAAATGAATATTGGCATAGAGTCCGGGTTTCATATCAGCAGTTCCAACTCTTGAGTGACGCTTTAGCGCGTTCTGCAGGCCCTTTAGACTTTGCTACCACGCCTTCCATCCTTGCACAAAAACTTGCCTTACGCCCCGCGTCTGCCTTGGTCTTAGGGTTTGGCGCAGGAGGCTTCAAGTTTGAATTATTCTTGGCGTTGTACTCGGCACGACCTTTGGCCGTCATTCCCGCACCCTTGTCGGTGGGGTTATACGTTTTGTCTTTTCCCGTGGTTTTACGGGCAATAGGTTTATCGTGTTCTCGTGCCATAGTGTTACGCTCCTATAGATAATTACCCACAAAAAAGGGCATTCCTGCCCTTAAAGTAACGCGCATTCGGCCACTCGCCTTTTGACCAAACCGGGTAAAACTTTACCGCCGCCCTTGGTCCAGAGCATAAGTTGCTCTTTGGCACCCTCCCAGTCCTGCGCGTTGATCTTGCGCTTGAGTGTGGATGTCTGGAGTCGTCCAATGCCAAGGTTGTAACAGAAGTCCACGATGGCGTTACACCTGCGTTCATCCGCCGCCAGTATGGGGCAGTTGCGCAACACCCCGGGCAGGTAGTTGTGGTGCAACTCAGTCATCAAGAGCGCCCTAGCTGTAGGCTCGTCCATAGGAGGGTCCTCTAGGGTCACCTTGCGCCCGTCTGCGTAGTAGGTGGACCCGTACCCTATGGTTGCCACGTTGGCGGGGCACAGGTACGGTTTAGCGCGGTATCCTTCAAACTGACGGCAGAACGCCGCCGCAAGGTCTAGGTTCATAACCCACGCTTGGCTAGTGTACGATCAAGGAACCAGAAGTTAATGGTGCCTGCCAACAGTGCAGAGAAGTCTGGTGTCATCATTGTCTTAAAGACTTCGATAGGAAGAGCGCCAGCAAGCCACGCGTTCCACGCAAACCAGACGTGAATAAACGACCAGATAAACAGCACCCAGTAGGTCACCACGGGGCGCACAGATGCGGATAAAGATGCGGCCCACCCACCAGCGGCTTTGACCATGTCCGCTTGCTGTTGAATGGCGCTGTTAAAGGCGTCCATGACACCCACGTCCACCGCGGCCTCTCTAACTGCGCCAATTTCTGCGAGTTTCTGTGCGCCTCTTAATTGCTCTAAATCGCACTGTCGGGAGAACATTAAAAGCTCATGCTGGCGCTCGTTTTTCTTGTCAAAAAACTTGAGCACCTCGGGTGCCATGCGGAAGATACCGCCAAAGATAGAGCCTAGTAGGCCACCACTTAAAATATCAAACATGTTTACTCCTCTGACATATCTGTTGACGCCAAGTTAATGCGTGTTTTTAGTGCCGCAATATCTTCTGGCTTTTCTTTAAACCCAACGGCTACATATCCTGCAAACTTACCCGGATCAGGGGGTATAGAGCCACGACACATAAACTTCACACCTTGCTTAACGCCCCACTCACCCACCTTGGACGACGGGTTAAATTCTTCACAAAGAACCTCGTTGTTGAGCATGGCCACCATGGCGGCATTTCGGTCTGCGCTTGCATTAAACAAGGAAGTTACCGTTCCTTCCATTGCTTTTTCTCGTGAACCATCAGCATTTAAAGCTAACACTGTTGTGCGACTGTTTGTAGTTAAGTTGGCTTTGTGAACCAAAATAACCAAACCATCTACATCTTTCATCAAACTACGGGCAGGAGCAATCAAATTTTCTTGCTTTGCCAACTGAGGCATTTTGTCTTGGGACGTAATGGCGTGGAGAATGACTTGACGTGAATCCCAAGCAAAATACCCAGCAAACGCTAGAAACGATAACAAAATAACCGTGAACAACTTAAAGGGGTTATCCACCCACTCAATCAAACCAATGACTTTACCAAGGGCGCTGTCGTCTTTTTTGGTTTCGGGTTTGGCGGCGGTTGGTGCCGCAACAGACACGTTGATGGTTTGTTCTGCTTTAGGTTTAGGTGTGCGCCGTTTAACTGGTGCTACTTTCGCGGGAGGTTTTTTTGTTGTAACCATGCTTTTTATACAAATTTATCAAAATGTCTTTGGTTAGAAAATATCTCTAATTCAACAGTTGTTTGGTGCGCCCGTTTGTTGTACAACTCAAGTGCATACGCTTCAACGGCTTCGTTTATCTTTTCGGCTTTCACAGCCTGTTTGTACTCATACTCCAGTCGTTCTGCACGGGTCTCAGCGGCAATTGCCCTGACGTCGTACTCTTTGGGAAACACAAACGGGTACCATTTGTGTAGCTGAATCATTTTTTCTCTCGCTCAAGAGCCTCTTTGTACCCGTGTATGACTAGCGTTCTAATTTGTGCGGAATCTGCGGACCCCGCCCATTCGGATATGTTGTTCCAAATGACCACGTAATCTTGAGACCGGCAGTGCTGTGCGTTATTTTTTAACCACGCCACCATTTGAAGGTGTCGCTCTGACGGGTTGTGGATGGTGTACGCTATTCCGTAAAATTCTCTTACGTGGCAACCAACTTTAGCTTCAGCACCAACTAACAGACAAACAATGATTAGTGCTAAAACTATCCATTTCACTTGTCCGCCTTGTTGTCTAACTTGTCAAAGATCTTATTCAACATGTCTTTAATTTCACCAATGGCGTCTTTAAAGTCTTCACGTCGCACAAAATCTTGGTTGACTTCGCGGTTTAATTCTTTTATCTCAGATTTGAGATCTTTTATGGCGTCCCAAATTGTTTTCAAGATCCACCCACCAAAGGCACCAGACAGCGTTATCGCCGCGTTGAATAGGTCCTGCGAGTCCATTATCCAACCTTCCAGTTTGTGCCGTCAGAATACACAGGCGTAGCAACAGCGCCTCCACCAACAACAGTTGACCCAAAGGTGGGGGACAGAGCGTTAGTGACAAAAGCCCTAGCACCTTGGCCAGAGGTGGTTGCGTTAGGCAGTGTGGCTACAGTGTAAGTAGTACTACCTTGGAATAGCGCAATAGCGGCCTTCTTTGTAACACCATCTTGAACAATAACCGTGACGTCGTTGACGTTTAGGTACGTTGCTGGTGGTAGTTGGAGTATGCTTATATCAGCCATTTTTATACCTCAATGTCGCCGGGTGTGGGTGTGCTAGATGTGTTGGCGTATGTTGCCGGGGTCAACGAATTACCCAATCCATCACCAAGCATGTTGGGGCCTTGGTTGATATTAGCCACGTTGGGGGCGTTAGTAATAAGTCCGCCTTTGCCCTGAATGGCGACGGAAACGTCAGGCCGCGGGTGCCTGAGAGTGATGTTCTCGGTTTGAATGGCGGCAAGGCGCCATGGATCGAACTGATCCAAGTCGTCAGGGCATACCATGAGACCGGGATAGTTTGGATCTGGTTTGAGAAGCGTGTACGACATTTTGCGATTACAACGATCGCAGACAGCGACGGACAGTACAGACTGCCCGCGCGTGTCACAATAGATACCGCCGTAATAGGCGTTACCCATTATCGCACTCCGGCTTGGATAACTGTGAGTGTGGGGTTGGTGCCGCCAGTAACGCGAATAGCCCGGAAGGGCTGGTTCACGATTGGGCTGGCTGGCGCCGCAATCCAAGTCATCACCGGCGCAGTGGGTACAGGGTACCCTTGCGCGTTCAATGGAAATGGATCGGTGTAAGAGATCTCAACAGTACCAGAACCGGTGGCAACGTAAGTAACGTTGACCGGTGCAATGTACTGATCGACCGGGACGAGGACGTCCGCTCCAACTGTTACTTGACGCATGCCAGTCCTTAGTTGTTGGTGTAGCCGTTACCTACGGGGGTAATTGTGCCGTCAGGGTTGCGAGGCGTGTATGTTACGCTCAAAACACCAATAGCGCTGGCGCCGGCTGTGTAGCTTAATGTTTTGTCCACTGTACCGATGTTTGCCAGCAAAGCGGCCTGACCTGCGGCCAAAGCGCCAGCGTTGACACCAGCGGCGTCAGACAATGTGGCGATCACTGTGGCGTCCAACGTAACGTTTGTCGAGGCGGGAGAGCCTGCGGCAGTGGCTACGTAAGCTTGAATTTCGTGAACGATCGCACCAGCGGGCAAAGTCAACGTGGCGGCTGTACCACCAACGAAAGCTTTTTGCTGTGTGCAGACGGAAGCGCCAGTGTTATCTGGTGCAATTGTGCCGTCGTTTGTGGGGTTGTTCCGCTTAAAAATGCGGATAGGGGTGTTAAAAGTGCTTGACATTTTGTTTACTTTCCATAGAAAGATTACAGCACCGTCTCTATGGCGTCCGCCCGTGAGCCTTACGGGTCGATGCTGATTAAAGCTCTTACATAGAATTACCCATATCCACAAACAAAAACGCCCTACCTTTGCAGGTAGGGCGTTTAGGGTGCCGGGGTCTTTATTTCCGGCTAGGTCTGCGATTACAAACCGATCGTGCCGTACATATTACGGGGATCGTGCCAACCTGTAGCATAACGCTCAGAGGCCTTGTAACGCATGCTGTCAGTCTCGAAGTCACCTTCAGAGCTACGCTCCAAAGGACGACGCATGACCAACATCAAACCGTTTTCAGCGTCGGTCTGAATGAACCAAGCCTTGCTTGAGGACAAACGAGTCACCACGTGGGCGCCGTTTGGCAACATGCCAGTAGACTTGATAGGGTTCAGATCGTTGTCAGCGCCACCGGAGCGGAGGACAGACTTCAAGATCACTTCTGCTTGGAATTCCAAGGCAGGAGGTACCACGAGTTGTTCCGCTTTGAGGCGAATACGCTTACCGTTGTTGTCCACCGCAGAGCGGATTTGGATCAGCAACTGTTCCACAGATGTCTGTGAAAGTGAGGCCGCTGTAGACAACTGGTTGCTGAAAGAAC